TTGTGCTGGAATGAAAAGTTTAAAGTTATAGCATTAGGCAAAAATCCCACTGCTTTTGGCGTTTCACTAACCTTTGCACCAGCTAAATCTATTGCTACCGATTCCTGCCCTAAGTCCACAGGTCGCACTCCGTAGGCTTTTGTGTTAGCACTATTCGATACTACTGCTCTGCCTCGTAACGGATTAAAAGGAAGTGCTTTGTATGTAGTTGAAATCGGTGCTGACATAGGGTTGAGCGGAGTAGCAAGTACCTGAGCAGGTGTCTTGACATCATCGAAAGTCTTTGCACCAGTAAGAGCGTCAATACAATCAGTGATATGCACAGGCTTTACAGCCAGTCCGGTACTTATTTCATTTTTATTTGTAGCCAAATTTGGCATAAATTACCTCCTTAAGAGTATTGACAGGTATCATAAACACCTGTAGTATAAGCGTTAGCAGGATTAGCTACCACCCTGCTTGATTTCAATCTTGATAATAGTCGTCTGAGTCTGTGTCTCATGTATTACCTCAGAAATGTAATCTGCAACTTACCACCCTGAACGGACAGTGTCGCCCCTTTTGGGATAACAATATAGTCAACCAGCTCATCAGGCCAGAACATTGAATCGCCGTCGGCTGTTCCAACAAGCGAGATTGTAGTTGTTGAACCGATTCCAATTGCTCTTACAAGCACATCCGCACCGGTCTCATTTTCATAAGAATCCGGTTCACTGGTTCCGTCTAACATTACAGACGCACCTGGTGCGAATAGCCCAATGATATTTCCGTTTGCGTCTGTAAATTGTCCGTTTATAGTTGGCATAAAGCCTCCTTATTATTGATAAATACAATGATTGTAAAATGTTAGGTTGTAAAATGCTTTTAAAACAGTTTGAGCAACATTTACCGGATTTAATTCAATCACTGTATCTGTCTCACCTGTTACATCTTTCGATATTGATTTACTGACTGCTGATTTCTGATCATACAGGTCATCTCTGTCTTTTACTAAATCAGAAGTGCTTGCCTTTTTAATGTCATTTTTAAAATCAAAAAACACGACTGTGTCCAGAATCGGATTGACAGTCGTATTGGTTATAATTTCCTTAGCCATCAGGCTACCTCATAAAAAGAAATCACATCAGAAGCATCTTCTGTTTCAATCGCAGTTGAGATCGTTACTTTTGATAGTTCTCTTGACATCATTTCAATCTTTATCGTTGCTTTTGTCCCTTCAATGAAAGGAGATGTTGAACCTAACTGGGTTGATTTCAGGCATACATCAACAAGTTTATTGTTGAATTTGACATAAGCGACTCCGGCATTTCCCTCTTTAACATTGAAAGAAATAGCCTCAGAAGTAACTTGTTCTGTGAACACATGCTCTTTGCCCTGATTTAAGACTTTAGTCTCTTTCTTATCAATCACAATCTTAGGCAGTTCGTCAACCAGTCCAAACCGGATAAAGCTGTTTTCACCGTCTAAAACATCGTTTAGGTCTTTTATTCCGGTTCCTGTGGCCTGTCTGATATATACATCGTAGAAATGTTTCATTGTGCCTCCTTATACAGGAAGTGCGATGTGATTAGTAATTGTTTCAGAGCTTCCAAATTTCTTTCCGCCGGTAATAGTGATCTTTGGTACTGCTGAGCCTGAAAGCTCTAATTTTGGATATAATCTTACACCTTTTGCAGCGAATAATTTATCCACACCTTTGTAAAATGTTACATCAACATCTGTATTGATTACGCCTCTTAATGAATTATATTTTGCGGTTGCCTCGTCAATTACTTCAACATTGACATCAATCTTTTCACCGGAAATATATTCAACCCCTTTTGTGAGTTCGTCTGCTGTATCTTTGTCAAGCGTTACAGAACCCTTGACAGCTATTGTCAAGTCTATCGCTGGAGATCCTGACACTGATATTTTATCAACCATTAATTTTGCCATTTTTTACCCCTTTAAAAAGTTTTGTCCGATTACTGTTATCCCAGCGATTGCGATTATAAATTTATAAAAGTTGTTTGCAATCGTGAGCAGTAAACTATGTTTTTTTAATTTTTCGTCTTCATATCGCTTTATGTTGCGATCGAAGTATGATGAATCTATGTGTTTCACAAATGTCCTTTCACACTCAATTTTAAGAGAGTTTAAAATATCTAATTTGTTATGAATAAGCCCGACTTGTTCTTTTTGTTCGTCAATTGAACTTTGAATATGATCAATGACAGTCTCTATTCTTGCAAGTCGTTCGCTGCTATCATGTAACTGGTTCATTAAACAAATCCTTTTCAACGCTTCTTCTTCTAACGAGTCCGGGCAATTTAATACCTTTTGCATAAACCCACTTGCGGAATTCCAGAGAAGCAGCTAAAAAATCTCTGTTATTAATTTTTCGGAGAAGTGTTGATTTTTCAAAAGCACCATAGCCAATATTGAACACAAAAGAGACTAACGCCTGAGCTTGATTGTCATTGATATTGACTTTCACAAGTTGACGAATAGAACGAGCAACATCAATCAAGTCAATGTCAAGTAATCTGTCGGCTTGAGCCTGATCAATTTTCATCCCTCGTTTGACACCTTTTGTATGCCCGTAACCAATAGTCCAGACACCAGCAGGACATAAGTATGCTGTCAGTCTTAGCCCTTCAAATTCTTTGATTAGTCTTTTTGCCTTTTCCATTATCAACAAACCCTTTCAAAAGTTTTGGGAGGTCTAACAACCTCCCTGATATTATTGTTTAACCTTTTTGATTATATTCCGATAAATCAGTTCAGCTCCAGCGCTTGCAGTGTGGTAAAATATGTTTGTCCATTTGCTTATGTTTTTATCTTTTTTTATTTCATCGACAACATATTTCTTTTTCAAGTCTTCAGACAAATCAAGAGATTTAGCTTCTGCTGATTTTTCAGCGATGAATGCAATCACCTTATCTTTATTGATCTTTAAATTGAAATACCTATTGATTGCATAAACGATAAGATTTAAAACGGCAATTAGAAACAATGCAATTACTTGAGCAATTGTGTCAGTAAGAATAGTGTTAACAGATTCCTGAGCAGTATTATCTGCAAAAAGCATAGATGATACTGCGATCAGGATAATTAAGACTAACAATAATCTTTTCATCTGTTTAACCTTTTATTTAGCTTGCACTATCGTAAACAAGATAACCATAAGCACCTTTCTGGATTTTACGGCCGTAAACGCTGTAGATATTAACAGTTGCACCCGGCAAAAGTGCATTATCTGCGACTTTAGTTCCAATCGCTTTTTGACGAGCAAATGCGCAAACAAGACTTTGATAGAATAAAGTACAGTTTTTAGTGTTGCTTCCAGCTGTTGCATCAATTTTGCCTGTTTTGTTTACTTTTGGCATTGCATTATACAGCAAGACATCAAACCCATGTAATCTTCCGATAACACCCTCAGGAACTGCTTCAGTGTTAGAAATCTTATCTCTTGAGATAAAGTTAGAGATAGTGTAAAGCTGTGATTCGTGGACAGGACTAATTAAACAGGTTCTTCCTCTTTGTGGTGCGTTGATGCTGTTTAAATAAGCCTTCGCTTTGATAAAATCAGCTTCTGTAATGACAAGGTTTGAGCTGTCGGTTAAAACTTTTCTTTGGGTTGCGTCAGTTGTCAATCCGCCAATGATTGTTTTAACAACTTCTAAATCATAGTCATCAAGCAATGTATCACCAGCGTCTGCTGTGTATTCATTCAGAAGATTGACATTTGTTTGAGCATTGTCAATATCAGAAATGTTAAATATAACACCCTTTTTTTGATCGAAAGGCAGGTTTAAAAAGGTATTTGTTGGGCTGTTGACATCGCCTGAAGACGCTGGAAGTGTAGCAATTGAAGAAGAACCAATGATAGGTCCGTTGTATGCTTCGGCCTGAGTCCCTTCTGTGAACTTTGTATAATCTGTAATAGTTGCAATTACAGCTTTACGGGTTTTCATAGCCCGTTCCATTGCATTGATCGTCTTTGCTGACCAGATTTGAGGATTAAAAGCCATTATTCACCTCCGTTTAAGAATTTTTCATACATTTCATTGAATTTTACAGGATCTTTTGCCTGAAATTCTGCGAATTTTGCTGGATTTTCTAATAAATCAGAGAATTTAATGATATTAGATTCTTTTGAGTTATTAGGAATTTCAATAGTTCCTTGAGGCGCCTCAACCTTGTTTGAATTCAAAAACTCATTAAATAAGTCATTATCTTTCAATTTCAGGTTAAGCGCAAAAGTGCGTTGATCTTTTTTGATCTGGTTGTTAGCAATAGCTAAATCAATTTCAGTTTCAGCTTGTCTTTTGCTGAGTTCTGAAAGATTCGCTTGTAATTCTGAATTTTTGTTGATCAGTTCTTTCACTTTTTCAACAACAGCTTCTTCATTACATGAAAGTAATTTTGTTAATTCTTCCATCTTCTCTCCTTGTTTATTGGTTTCGTTTTTTTCTGAGTTTACGATTGCGGGAAGTTCTTTCAAAAATGGAATGTTGGTCAAAGCGACTGAGTGCAAAGATACTTTTCTATCTTTTCGATTGCTTGACATGACATACACGGGTGACAGATAACGATATTCTTTGTTTTCGATTGCCTGCTTTCCTGCAGGAGTGAATTCAACATCAATTTCTAAGCCTTTTTCACTTGCTCTTAATACCTTTCCCCAACCGGCTGATTTAGAATTGTTAGCAAACGGGTCAAGACATCTGTGGTCAAAATCAAAGAGCAAATCTCTTTTTTTCTTGTTGAAATCATTCACCATATTTTCAACATCAGACTGTGTGATTTCAAATTCACCTGCAGGATGATTCCATTTTCCTACAACGCCGGCCAAGACTGTAATAATCCCTGAATCATGTTGTTGTTCAGATAATTCAAGCTCATGTAGTGAATAATATTGTTTGTTTTTATCTTTCATACGAGGTCTCCTGAGTATTCTAACTCAATATAATAAGTTGTTAATATGCTGGTCCTTTCAATACATGATGCATCTTTGAATGTGATTTCCAGCTCGTTTCTAAGTGCCTGATAAATGTCGTCTAAAATGGTCAATGCTTCAGTTTCCTTTTCAGTGCAAGACTTGACAGAAGAGTAAAAAAACAGCATACCAATTGTAAGCGTGCGATCATAGGCGGTTGTGGCAACTTTATTATAATTGATACTAACCAAATTTACTAAGACAGCAGGAAACTTGATCAAATTCATCTTTGATTCGTCTTGCGAATAATACATATCAACATATTTTAGCGCTTCGACCGTTTTCAACTTATCAAGTATATTGTTAATCACATCTACCATTTACAACCGCCTTAATTATAATCATTGGTCATATTATAGATAAACGCATAATATAATCAAGGAAATTAAACTATATATATATATATGACAGAATAACTTAGACAAATATAAAAAGGTTCTTAAAATAGACAAAAAAACATAAAGAGGTAAATATGAGTAAATATATAACAAAAGAAGATTTCATTGCAAGGTATCCTGTCTTTTCTGATCATACAAAAGATGAAATAAGTATTGCAATCACAGACGCTGAATCAATTATTGATGGTTATCTTGGCACAAAATTTACGGTTAATCCCGATGATGTTCCTGCAATTATTGTAAGAATTTCAGCAACTTTAGCTTATTACTACATCATGCAGGCTAATCTACAAGTCAATTCTGAAGAAGATTATACAAAGGTTTATAATAGTTGCATAGAATTACTTGAGAAAATTGTATCTGGAACTATTACAGGTATTGAAGTTGCAGACGCTAATAATCCAGTAACAATTATTTCAACCGGAGGCTCTTATGAGTATAGATGTTAGTTTTGTGATGCGTGAAATTGGAGAGCGTATTACACGCTCAATTATGATGAATTTTCGTGAAGGTGGAAGACCTGTCAAATGGAAGCCTTCTCAAAGATCAAAGGTTGCTCATATCAGTAAAAAAGACGGTAAATCAAGGCTAGGTAAAACACTTATTGATACTGGAAAGCTAATGAGATCTATTCATTATAAATTCGATAAGCAAACGGTAACGGTAGGCACAAATATATCTTATGCTTCAACGCATCAATTTGGGGCAAAAAAGAATGTAGTTCAGAATGTTAAAAATCACCAAAGAAAAATTACGCAGGCATTTGGGAGACCGATTAAAGCAAAAATGGTCAATGTATCAGCTCATAAAAGAAATATGACAATCAACATCGAAGCAAGACCTTTTATGATGTTACAGGATTCAGATAAGCAATATATAACAGACTTAGCAAAAAAATATATAGTGGGGAATTTATGACAGAATTAAATTTGTATTATAAGTCAGACGAGTTGTATAGAATGTTGACAATGTCACCGAATACTGTTCGATATGCTATTGAGAGTACAACTGATTATACTATGAAGATTGATCTTCATGAGTTAGTAATCAGAGATGATCAATATTTGTCTAAGAAACAAGACAGGGATTCTATTTTCATGAAATGCGAATGGGCGCTTGAAACATCAGGAAACGAAAGAATTGACGAATTTGTAAAAGAACAGATCTGGAAAGTTTTAGACAATAACATTCTTCAATCAATTCATGAATCAATCTATCAGGGGTTTTCTGTAACGGAGATTGTTTGGGATAAGAATAATATACAAAGTTTAAAATCATTACCACAAAAAGCTTTTAATTTCAAAGAAGGCAAATTATATATTTATGACAGAGAGAGAAATAAATATTATGAAATTCCTGATAATAAAGTGATGATTTCTTATGCACCTTTAAAAGTTAATTTTATGCCTGTTGGCTTGTCTGAAGTACTGGCTCCTATCATATGCTTGAAATACTCAGCATTCTTTAAAGACTGGCCACACTTTAATGAATTTGTTGCAATGCCAATGCTTTGGGGATATTATCATAATGAAGAAACAAAAAGATCTTTAAATTCAGCTCTTGCGTCTCTTGGCAGGGCGTCAATAGGAACAATGCCAATGGGATCAGATATTAAATTCATTGAGGCAAGTAATAACAACCCAGAAGCGTTTGACAGGATTATAAAAGTGTGTGATCAGTCCATATCAAAAACTGTTGTGGGACAAACGCTGACAACCGAATCGACCGGTTCAGGTTCGTATGCTCAAGCGAAAGTACAGAATTCAGTAAGAGAAGATTTCCAAAGTCTTTCAATTGACCTGGTGTGTGATGCAATCAATCGAGATCTTGTTAGACCTTTGGTTGACTTTAATTTTTCAGAAAGAGTTTATCCTACATTTTCTTTGAAAGTGCCAACTTTATTAGAAGAAAAGGCGACACGTGACAAAATGTTATATGATATTGGGGTAAGATTCACACCACAGTATTTTGTAGAAAATTACGGTATGAAAGAGGATGACTTCACAATTTCAGATAAATCAAACAATCCTTTTGGAAGTCTCAACTCAGAGACTAAAAAAAAAACTCAATATTTCAGTTAATGGAGGAGTTGAAAACAGATGATGTCCTTGATCAGACAGATGGAATCATTGAAAAGAATAAGTCTGTCTTTTTATCTTTGTATGATTTTTTTTCTAAGTCAGGCTCAAACCTCTCACTCCTGACAAAAGACGAACTCCCCCGCAATAAGGAGTATGAAAGGCTTTTAACAAAGGTCCTGACATACTCCTATTTTTTAGGTTACACAGACAACACTAAAAAAAAGAAAGTAAAAAAGAACGCTGAAAGCTTTGTAAATTTTTCTTTTGATATGCCTTATGATGAAGCTGAAAAATATTTTACCAGAATGAGATCAGTCAAGGCACCTGTATATTATGATATGCTGAATGAATACGCTGGGAAGGCTTTTACAATCTCTTGGGTCAATTCAATAGAAACATTAGAAGATATAAGACAGGAATTTTCAAAGCAAATGAAAGACGGTTTTGACCCTGAAAAATTCGGTCAATTGATTCAGTCTGTTATTGAATCCAGGGGAGATGACCCGCTTGCGGGCTGGCACCTTGATACGGTAATAAGAACAAATTGTATGACTGCTTTTTCTCGTGGCAGAATTATTGCTCAAAAAGAATCCGGCTTACCATACTGGCAGTATATAGCGACCTTAGATGGCAGAGAAACGGAATTGTGTAATACCTTAGACGGCAAAGTATTCCGGTCAGATGATCCGTTCTGGTCAACATATTATCCGCCAAATCATTTCAATTGCCGGTCAACAGTTGTGTCATTATCTGAAAAGGAACTGGATGAAGAAGGATTAGAATATGAGAAGTCAGGCAATGACTATCTTGATAAGTCTGATCTGGAAGACACAAAGCCGGGTGATGGTTTCCAATATAGCCCGCTTAATTCGCTTGACGATTATCTGAAAGAAAAAGCACAGGAATATGACATTGACCCTCCAAAAAGTCAGAAGCCTGTATAAATAGAAGAAGCCACCTTTTCAGGTGGCTTTTGATTTAGGAGCGGAGTATGAGAAAAATTATTTAGATGCTGATATGACGAAAAGTGTACATATAATTCCCATCGAAATACCCAATATTGCCCAACTGTTTTTATTTAATACCACTTTTCATTTTCATATTCATAATTTTCTATATTATCGAAGCTGAATTGTATGTTATAATTTAAACGCCAGTATTCAACTGCATATCGCATCGCATCCATAGCGTGATCATTAAATTTCACCGGCATATCAAGCACATTACCGTCTTTATCTTCCCTGTATTTGTATGACTGTAATTCTCTTGCAGTCTCTGGACAGTTTGACAGGTGAACATGTATTTTGTGAGCCTTTAGCCAGTCAATCCCTGATTTGATAGAACCGTCACCTTTTGAACAAGCGTCAATCCAGAATCCAGAGCGTTTAAATTCTTCGATCCGGTCCGGTTCAGCACAGTCAGCGATGACATGAAATTCTGTTGAAAATTCGCTTTTAACTTTTTCAATTAATTCAGCGTTTGTCAAACCGGCTTGATAAATCTCGTCAAGAATGTAAAGCTCATTGTCATAATATGCAATCTTCAGAACGGCTGAAGGTGCATTGAACCCGAAGTCAACACCAATGCAAATATCTGTAAATTTTTCGTCATTTACATCGAAGTCATAAATCTTATAATTTGAATATATTTTGTTGCCTAAAACCCCCCATTCACCCAGGGCGTAAACATTGTAATACACCTGGTCAATTTCTTTTAATTTTTCAAGCGTTTTCTTATATTGTTCATCAATAAAACTGTTGTCTATGTAAGTAGTTTTACAAATAAAGGTATCATCATCAACTTTGTCAAAGAATCGTTTTTTTGCCCAGAAATTGACATCAATCGGGTTAAATGTTAGTGTTATTGTCAATGGTACACTTGACAAACCCCTTAGTCTAAGATCAAGCTGATTAAAGTCTCGTTCTGATACCTCAGACGCTTCTTCTATCCAGATGTCTGTCAATATCCCTGTTTCAAAAGTGATAGACTTCAATTTCTCAACATCGTCAAGGCCGGCAAAAGCAATCTGAGATTTATTCACAGTGTTTGTTATTGTCATCTCTGTCTTATTGATAGAATACCATTCAGCCGGCACCTTCCATTTGTTTAGTATTTGTTTAAATAATGCAAATGTTGATTGTCTATTAGACTTCGATGTTTGACGAACCACGAGGATATTATGACCGCCTTGGAATAACTTGATAAGTATTTCCTGAGCTACAAAGACAGATTTTCCTGAGCCTGCTCCACCATAAAAAAGCCTGTATCTCTTTTGAATATCTAAATATTTAAGAAATACAGGGTTAAAAACTTTGCGTGTTATTGTGAAAGGGATTATTGACATTTATTCAACATCTTCCGTATTTTCCATATATTCGTCAAGATAAGACAAGTCAATTTCTTTAAAAATATTCTTAATATTTTTTGGGTTACCTTTGTAAAAAACTAATACATTTTGATGGTGTTTTCCAACTTTTCTTGATTGGAAATATTGTCTTGCTCTTATAGCCAAAGAACCAGTATTATTTACCAGTATCATTTCATTATATAGCATCAGTCCACAATCAATAAACGCCTGTATTGTGTCAGATACAAAATTTCTATATGCACCGTTTTTATCTCTTACATCTGCAACAACAAAAACGGCAAAACGATCATCTTTAAGAAGATCGCATGATTTTTTAATTATTTGTCTGTATATATTCAAAAACTCACTATATGACATATTTGAAATATCTTCTTTTAAATCAGAATAAACCTCTAAATCTGCGTACGGAGGGCATGAAAACACTAAATCAGCCTCATAGTTTCCTGCTATTTTATCAATATTCAGGCTGTCGCCCACTGTCCATTTAGGCATTTTTTTCCCATCTGGCAATACCTCTTTAGCGTTTATAATATTTGCTTCAATCTGTTCAGCTCTTAAATCATTTCCAAAATAATCATAATCAAGAATTGACGCTACTATACCACGAACAGATCCACCGGCAAAAGGGTCTAATATTTTACCTCTTTCTATACAGAACCATTTATAAGATAATTCACAAATTACAGGGTCAAATATTGAAAATGATCCGTTTCCGTCTCCAAATATTTTTATACCCCTTTTTTGGCATTCTTTAGTTGTTGCGTCTAATGAGCAATCTAAGCCTTTACTTCTTAGTTCATTTTTAATATCATAAAATGACGGAGGTTGACAGCCCTTTGAAAACAATTTTGCGTCTCGGCCTTCTTCGCTTTTTATTCCTAAGTTTAGCCACCAGTTTTTTCTTTGTTGCCATATTCCTTGCTTAGTATCAAGGACAGAAAAAGGAGGGATTATAAAACTATCTGACAGCTTTTTCGGCTTCTGGTCAATTTCCAAATTATCTACATTGTCCATATCAGGCAGATCAAGACCATAGTCAGCCAATAAATCAGCGTCATAGTCTGTCAATAGCATTTCAAAATCCCATTCACCATAACCAACATTGTCTTTGATTATGAACTC